CTAAACAGCCTTCTGAAGAATTTAGAAAAATCATGGATGTTATTAAGAGCCAGAGTGACTGGAAAGATAAGATAACATCATGTATTGACCGTGTTGAAAATTCTCAACAGCAACAGTATATTAAGGGTTATTTCATTCCTAAGTTGGAAGATCCAGGTATTAGATTAAATACCACTGCAAACCAGAGAGACTATCGTGTTCCTGGTGTTGAACAGTATGAACAATTTGGTAAAGCACTTGTTTTCTATTGTGGTAAGTGTGTAAGTAAATTAACAGATGCTGATGTAAAGATTGGACCTGAAAAATTCAAACTTATTATGCAAGGTTGTTTTGGTGCTGCACCAGACCAAAACCGTGAAGACGATGATTTCTTAACACAGTTTAAAAATCTTGAAGCAAAATTAAAAATTGACGCTGCTAAGAACGTTATTAACTCTATCCATGCTGCTGGTACTAAAGATATTCAGGGTATAAAGAATCCAAATGATATAGAAGCAGAATCATACTATACTGGTATGAGCTTCCTTGTTAAGAATAAGTTATTTGAAGCAGAAGAAGGTGAAGAATCATCTGGTGAAGAATCATCTGGTGAAGTTGAATGTCCTAAGGTTATTGACGACTTTAGTGCTGATGCTGCTACTGCATTAAAACAGGCAAAGGCTGTTTCTATAAAATATCCAAAACAGTATAAGCTTTGGTATGAAAAGTTACGTGGTGCTTTTGATAAGGGTGTTAAGGATTATCAAGAAAAGGAACGTTCTAAAGATTTGATGAAGAACGGTATTGAAAACCCGATTACTCATGAAATTGAATATAGAAACGGTAAGGCTTGGGGTGCAGGCGGACCAAATGCATTCATTAGAAATAATCCAGATTTACAAAAAATTGTCGATAAGATTAAGCAAGGAACACCAGGTTGTGAAGGTGTAAATGGTTGGGATATTTTCAACTGTGGTCCAAAACTTATTCTTACTATGTTCGATGCTTTGGAAAAGGGTGGTGAAATTTATCAGAAACTCTGCGATGATTTGGCAGAAGGTTCTAAGATGATTGCACGTTCTCTTAATAAGACCAGACCAGAAGAATTTGATAAGCTTATTAAGCAATATGCAGAAAAGAAACAACACAATAAGGCAATGGAAATTGCTATTAGCGGTGTTATGTTATCTTTGACTAGATTGTATGGTATTTTGGCTAATGGTAAAATTGGTCAGATTAATATGAAGACAAAGACATTTAACAGTGAAAATAATGGAAATAATACTGTTATTCAGCTTCGTATTGATGAATTAAAGAATGCACTTGCAAAAGCAATGAAAGAAAAAGATGCTTATGAAAAGTGGTTAGTCGAAGAACAAAAGAAAATTGATGAACGTAACAAGAAACTTGAAGAAGAAATCAAGGGTCTTAAGAATCAGTCAGAAGGTGAAGGTTCTAAAGAAGGTGGAAATACTGAAGAACCTAAGAAGGATGGAATTTCTGTAAAGAAAGAATCTGTTTATTCTAGTGTTAAGAATATCTTAAAGGAAGAAGAAGAACAGACAAAGAGCATGAAACTTGCTAATCAAGCACAAGACGAATTGAAAAAGAAAGAAGCTGAGCTTGAAAAGAGCAAGAAGAGAAGAAATGAATTATATCTCTTAAATGTTAAGAATTATATCGCAATTCTTGAAGAATATAAGAAAGTTCTTGGTCTTGAAAAATATATCAAAGAAGGATATGATACAATCAATATCTTGTTTGATCCAGATTCCGCAGAAGAACAGTATCAGGAAGTTGTTAATGGAACTGATGAAACCAGTGATGAAAATGAGAAAGAAGATAATACCAAAACAGAGTCTTTAACCCAACGTCTTGATAAGATAATGAAGAAATATCGCTTGGATGAAGCTGATGAAGGTGAATCTGAAGCTAGTGAAGAACTTGATGATTTAGATTCTGGCAATACTGATGCAAATAAGAAAGACGATAAACCTGAAAATACTGACGCAAAGAAGAAAGATGATAAACCTGCAAATACCGAAACTCATAGCGATGAACCAGAAGTAAAGAGTGAAAATAAGGGAAATCTTGATTGGGTTGAACGTGATAGAGCTGAAGGTTTAAAGGAAATCTATCGTATATTTGCAGAAGGTAAGCATGATGTTCGTATTGAAGTTTCTACATTCAACGAATTAGCAAAGGCGAAAACTGCAAAAGAAGCATTTAAGCATGTTATTGAAGCATGTAGTTCTTTACAGCATACATTAGACAGAGTTAAGACTGTTGAGCCAATTGTTGATGGTATTGTTGCATGTAATAAGATTGAAAAACGTTCTGATATTGCTGGATGTTTCGAGGTTATTAACTTTGGTAAAGATTCTGAAGAAGAAGAAAAACCAAAGGAAGAAAATAAAGAAGAAAATAAGGAAGAGAAATCTCCTGCTGAAGCAGAAAAGGTAATGATTGAACGTCTTACTAAATGTATAGATGAGTCTAGTCCATTAATGGCTGGTCTTGTTGGTAAGATGAACGATATTGTAAAAACTGCAAAAGACGATACTTGGATTGATACTTATAAGAAGTTTAATGATGAAACAAATTCTAAGCTTGAAGAAATCTTTAAGGAAGTTGAAGATGTAGTTAAAGAAAGTGATAAAGGTAAAGAATTTGTTGCAAAGGTAAAAAACAACTTAAATAATAAGAATGCATTATTGAAAATTTGGCTTACAGTTTCAATGGTAAAGAATCTCATTTCTTCAGTAACTGCTCATGTTAAGGAAGTTGAGAAAAAGTCAGAAAATAAGCCAGCAGAAAATGCATCTTATGTTCCAGATTCTACTTTACCGAAGTTAGATGAAGATACTAATGCTTATTTACATACCATTAATAATCTGGAAACAAAGTTCAAAGAAGTAGATGGTTCTATTGACTTTAATATGCTATTGCCAACAGATTTTAATAATGAAATTTATAATATTGCAGATGCATCTAAATATAATGAAGCAGAACAAAAACTTGGTAATATTATTGGTTTGAGTGTAAAAGCTGCAGAAACAAAAAATAAAGTTTGTAGCATATTAACTACATTAGTCAGAACTGACGATGGTGATAATAATGTTATGAAAGCTGTTAAGGAGAAAAAACTTCCTTGCTCAAAATGTATTGAACAATTCACTTCAGCCCCTCGTAATAATGATAAAGAAAGACCAAATGGTAATAGAAATATTTTTTATTTCTATGGTTTAATTCGAGCAATAACTGCATGTTTAACCAGTTTAAAGGGCAATATTAAGGATAATAATGAACGTATTGTTCAAGGTGAAAAACCTCAAGAAGGTCAAGAAAAGAAAGAAAGTTATATTCCGGAAGTTTCACCAAACACTTTGATGAATGAAATTTATAAATATATAAGAGGAAATTAAAATGATACAAGAAGATTACGAAAAACTAGTAGAACATATAGCTGGAATTAATAACGACTATAAAATCGTAGTCGAAGATGTTGATTTGGATAGCTATGATGATGAACCTAAGGAAAAGAATTCTCGTCAGGAAATTCGTGATGCTATCAAGCCACAGGTTGATATTGCTTCCTCCTTGATTACTACAATTAAGGATGGTTTTGCTGATAATATGGACCAAACAAAGCGAATGAATGATGCTATGGACCAGATTCAGTCTTGGGAAAAGACAATTCATGGTGCTTGTGAACAAATCCTTAAAACTGTCGAAGCAAAGGACGGTTCTGTAGATAGACCAGAATCTATTGTTAATGACAGTTCTAAATGTTCTCCAAAGGCATTCAATAAGTATATCAAGAATTATACCAGTAGAGACTATGGTGTTCTTGAACTTGCTGCAGCAATTATGGTTTTCTATAATTCTCTGAGCTAATTTAATTAAAAATAAAAAGAAAAGCAGTGAAAAATCACTGCTTTTTATTATATACAAATTTTATATAGTCCGCCCATTTTGTTTTCAATATATTTCTTTGGGCATCATTTAATAGTTCATTGTATCTTTTGGCTTCTTTATTGCCTATATTATATTCTTTTTTCAATGCAACTATCAAATCTTGGTCTGTCGCTTCTGTTTTATATGCATCGTAATTAAAATAATGTTTTGTCTTTTTAACCCAAGTATATAAAATTGTATAATGTTGTTGATTTGTCAATTTCTGAATTGTCAACTCATTAATTAATGGTAACAAATATTCATAACTTGACAAAAATCTATTTAAAATAAACTGGTTATATGCCGATTTATATTCATCTGGCAAATTTGCCCAATCATATTTCTTCGTGCATATTGAACCTAATATTTCAAAGATTGGATTTTTCTTCTTTTCACTCATTCAAAATGGTCCTTAAATTCCATAGTGACTTTATCATCATTAATCACTGATAGTTTTACTTCAATTAGTGTTTTGTTATCCTTAAAAATATAGTAATTTCCTGCATCTTTTAACATAACAAAAGAAGGATCATCTGTAAAACTCTTAACAATCTTATTCATATTAGTCCTTATTAAATTTACTTAAACGTGAAATTGGCCAAACTCCGTTAACTTTTTTATTCCATTTGTCAAAGAAAACCTTTTTAAGTTTTTCAAAAATCTCAGGTGGTTTTCCTTCACTAAAATGCTTAATAGTAATATCGACTGTAGAAACTTTGTAACCACGTTCAAGAACTTGGAGGGAAATATCAGTATCGTAAAAATGAAATCCAACAAGATTTTCATCAAAACGTAATCCTTCTTCAAATATCCATTTCGGGAAGAACATGCAACAACCGTCAACAGTAGCTAAATAATCATGAACTCCTGGATGTTCCTTCATAGGATATTCAATAGGTTTTCCATCTTTATCTTTTCCACCTTGAATAATATAACCAGAACCATATGTCCATCTACCACCAGCTCTAGGAACACCATTCCACCAAGTACAATTTGTATCAAGAGCGATAGTTCCAATTACACCAGCAATACCTACATCACCATTTTCGTAAAGTTTTGTTAACTTATAATTACAAACATCGAGCGGTGTAATAATCTTAGTATCATCATGTCTAAAACAAATAATAGGGTCATCATTTTTTAATACAATATTTTCAATAGCATAATTGTATTTTTTAGCCATTGAATCGCCTAATGTATTATCAATATAAAAAACTGTTTTAGTATCTACTTGTTCAGGTTTACGTTCCGCTACTGGAATTATCTCTATCATTACTAGTTCCTTTTAAAATGCTATCAAGTTGTCTAACTTCGAATTTTGCTTCATTTCCTTTAACTGCAGCATAATCGATAAGAATTTTTTGACCTAATGGAGAAAATATATTACTCTTATTATCTTTAATTATAACAAGACGTGAGAAAGGCATTTGTCCTTCAAGCATATGTTCACGTTGTTGAAGAGTAAGAGATGGTGCTACCGTATCAACATCTAAAGGCAACTCATTATAATCGATTGCTTTAGCCATTACCGCAGCTTTATCTTCTTCATTGATGCTAGGTGCAAAAATATAGTAAGTTAAATGACATTTTGTTTGTTCTTTTTTAATTCTTTCGGCAATTTCTTCCGGAGACAATGGATTATCGCCAAATTCTTTTAAATCTTCAAATATTGGCTCTAATTGGGTACTAAATAATTGTCCCGGTTTTACATATTTAAGTTTATTATCTTTAAAACAAGCAGTCAAAGGAAAGACTGTTCGTTCTAACATTTCTGCTAAAATCTTACGTTCAGAATCTAAAGATACTTCAACGAAATAAAGATAAGCATTATTAATATATTCTATGGATTGCTTATAATCCTGACAAATATGACATGCATCATCAGTAAAAATATAAATGCCATGTCGATAAGATAATAAAAATTTTTCAAAACTTAATTTTTGAGAATCAAACATACGTCTTATTTATACAGAAAAAATATACCACTTATTAGGTGGTATATTTTAAAGTTTAAACTTCAGGTTCTGCGATTGGATTTTCTTCCAGATCTTCAAGAACCGTATTGTAAGTCATCAATACTTTCTTGCCAGTTTCAGGATCCGGTTCCTTATGCTTAACATACCAAGCAATATTCTTAATCATATCCTTTTCAGGATCGCAAACAAAACTAAGAATATACTCAGTTGACCAGACACCATCATTAGATTCCTTACGTGTAGCAGAAATACCAATTAATTTTGCTGGGAAAACAAGATCACTAAAAGTTACCTTATATTCTAATGTATAAGCATCAAGCGGAATATTAACCTTATCCCATGCATCTTGAGCAGCGGACTGGTCAAATGCACCATTAAAATCAATATCCTGTTGGAACTGACGAGGGAAAGAACGAATGCTTGTATCTTCAACGACTTTCATCTGAAGAATCCAGAACATGTCTTCACCCTTCTTAACAAGCTTGAAGTTAGCTAATGAACTGTCAAATCTTGCTGTATTCATTACTTACCTGCCTTTACAGTTTTTACAGTTTTTTCAATCTTCTTACATTGATAAACCGGATGATCGAGCTTAAAGCTAGCAAGTTCTTCTGCTTCAAAAGCGTTAACAATCTGTAAAGCTTCGAGCTGTTCGAGTGCACGGAAATATGCAAGACTCTTACCAACTTCCTTATTGAACTGGTCCTGATAATTGCAATGAGCAAAACCAGAAACAGTTACCTTAGACATATTCTGTTCCTTGAACCATTCGGTGATGGTCAAAGAAGTATTATGTTCTTCCCATTCAGTATAAACATCACGCTGGAATTCATCCTTGACATGCGTCTGCTTATATTCTGTACTATATCTAACCTTGACAATAAACTGTCTACCATTTGAAAGAATAACTCTCATTTTCATTTTCCTTTGTTTAAAAGATTTAACAATTCAAATATAGTTAAAATTTGTTAACTAAACTTTAATAAAAATAAAATTTGTATTTTTAATAAAAAACGGAGTTTTTCAACTCCGCTTTATTTAGATAATATCTTGTTCTTTTGAATCAAACATTGTCAGCATTTGATTTATATGCTGTGATGATTCAAGCCAACATCCAGAATTATTAATAAAATTATATTGCCAATTCAGGACTTCGTTATACTTATCTTTTTTACAGAGTTTCCAGAATTTTTCATCTATTTCTGCGACAGCTGACTGGTCAGTAAACTTGCAATCTGGATGAATTTCTCTATATGGACTGTCGTCATTTGCTACAAAAGTATTACCCATAAAGACACATCCACATGCACAAGCTTCTGTAAATCTTAACGAAGACTTTGCACGGTTAAATGGATTGTCAACAATGGATGCAATACTAAAATCTGCATGAACTTCCATGAATTTTCTTGGGAACGTATGAGAATCTGCCCATGGAATGTATTGAATCTTATCTTTGATTTCTTCCCAGAAGAATGGCAAAGAACCCATTACATAAAAA